ATGACGCAAACTTCTGAAATCAAAAAGGGGTATTTGACACTGGACGAAGTTGCCGCCGCTTGCGGTGTGCCGCTAGAAGACTTGCGATATTTTGGCGAAGAAGGAAATTTGACGATTTGTCTTCGCCGAATACCTGTGAAAATTGCAATAGAGAGTATTCTCATGCAAAAACCCTATACGGACGACCCGAAGGAGCAACGGCGAATTATGCAAATGCTAGAAGAGCCGCAACCGCTACACCCGACAGACATTTATAGAATCTTTGCTGTCCGACCGAATAGAATTGAAATCACTCGGCTAAAAACAATCCCTGTTATGAATATCGTAAATGTTATAAACCCACCGATTTTGGTGGGTTTTGACGACCTAATCATAACTCGTGAAGAGAAGGAACGCTTTGCCTTTGCCTTCTTAAATAAAACAACCGCCGCACGAAATCCGTTGCGTATTATATCCCCCGACTTCAAGAACTTTATGCTATATGAGCGTGAATACTTCTTCGGCGAAAAACAAGCAAGGGTTATCAAATATCTTTATGAAAAGTATATGGCGGGCGATCCGTGGGTGCATAGCAAGAAGTTGCTAGATATAGCGGATTCGCACAGCTGGCGACTGCATAATCTTTTCAACCATAGTAGAGATTGGCGAAATGTTATTCGCACAGGCAAGAACGGATATTATATGTTCAATTTGCCGAGCGATAAGACCCCGCCATTAAAACGCCCTGAACACAGGGGACTTGATTTGTTTGATGTTGCAGCAAAATAGCGTATAATTTTTACACTTTCCTTTTTATATTCCTGCATATTTTAGCGGGCTATCATTGACGACTTTTTATATTAAACCATCCTTGTTTTTCTGACGATTCGCACAAACAGCATTTTGCGCTGGTCGCCTTGTGCCACACCGCCCGCCTTACTTTACTGCTTTTCTGCCACTCCGTTGGCACTCCGAATACAGACCCAGTAGGACTATTTGCCGAGATTTCTGCGAAAACGGCTGATTCCCGCACTCCATACACCAAGCATAACCCCGCCGAGCCGACTGACGGCTTGTATCCAAATAGACTGAAACCATACGAAAAACGATTGAATTGGAGTTTTGGATATGGACGAAGAGATTATCAAAAATCATGCCCGCCTTACCGAAAAGCAACTTGCCCAGTATTGGGGAATCAAGGTCGGCACTCTTCGCAAATGGCGTTGTTTGAAAACAGGACCCGCTTTCATAAAAATCGGCGGCAAACCCATTTACCCACGCGACTGGGTTTTGGAATACGAGCGGAATCGCAGTTTTTATGGATCGGGCGAGCGTGTTTATCCAAAGGGGGCGACAGATGGCGAAAAATAACTTCACTATTTGCCCGACCTGCCAACAGAAGGTTGTGGATTATCCGCATAACATAAACAAAACACTGGTGTCTTGTCTGTGGGCTTTGTATAAGGCGGGCGGACTTGCTCGGTTGGATAAACTAAATCTGAACAATACACAATTCACGAACTTTCAGAAGTTGCAGTATTTTAATCTGATTGTGAAAGGCGGCAAGAATAACGCATGGCAGATAACACGACTGGGCGTTGCCTTCTTGCAAGGACGCAACAAGATTCCGAAATCTGTGATAACTCGTGGCGGCAATGTCAGACAGGTAAGCGTGGAGCGTGTATTTGTGCAACAGGTAAAAGAATGCGTGCAATACAAAGTGGAATGGCAAGCACTGGCGGGACAACCAACACTATTTGACCAAGGGAAATAACCTATGAAGATTCTTATAGACCCGATGCTTGCCTGCCTTGCCGCCGACCTTTCCACAGAAGACAAGGCAGAGATTCTGATGTGCATATTTGAATATCCGCACCGCCAGAGCGATATAGGGCTTTGGAAGTATATGAAACAGCAAATAGACGCAGATGCAAGGAAGTATAAGGAAAAGTGCGACCGCATGGCGGAAAACGCAAAAAGTCGTTGGAATCCGAAATCGGATATGAAATCGGATGCGACTTCGCAGGTAGTAGTAAGTAGTAATGAAAACAAAAATAAAGATAATTGCAATGTAAGTGTAAGTGGTAATGCCGCCGCAGTTGTTGAAAACTCTGTGAATAACTTTTTAATTTCCAACAACTTTTCTTTTCAAATGGTCGCCATGCAAAATCCAAGATTCACAGATTATCTGCTTTGCTATCCGCCCGCTGTTATTGAACGAGCCGAGCGAACATTAAAAGAAAAATGCGCTGGGCAAAGTATGGCATTGGAAACAATCACAAAGTGGATACAAAAAGAAAGTGGCTTTTACAAACAGAACAATGGGGGATAAAATGAACATATCGCAAACAGAATGGACACCTGCGCTGGTTGAAGAATGGGTGCAGATAGCGGCGAAGACGGAGCGGGCTTTGCCGTCTGTGGACAGACCAAGAATGGCACGCCCGCATATAGATTATCCAACGGACTGGCTGTCCCGCCTTTGGGACGAGATAGACGAAGAACTAAAAAACAGAGAACCAAAATTCCAGCCAACCAACGAACAGGTGTCTATGTGGGAAGAAGTTGTTTTGCGCTGGATACCTGCGATTGATAATGTGAAAGACCGCAAAATCCTGTGGTGGCGATCATGCGGTATGGGCTGGGGTCGCATAGCGAAAAAGATTGGTGTTGAACGCCACACGCCAAAACGCCGCTATGATAAAATTTGCGGGGATTTGGCACGATTATTGAACAATGGGCAAATAACGCCTTCTGCCATACAAAAATATCACAAAATATCTTAAAATCTTATCGTCTTTGTATTTGGTTATATCTCGTTATAGCGAAATGCCAAAATGGAATAAAACTTCCCTCTACCATTTTTCCAAAAAAGATGGCACTATTCGGATATAATTGGAACATATTTTATACACACCGCAGGGAACTGCGGTTTTTCGTTTGGAAAAACATCATGGCGATAATTCAATTATCTTTGACTGGTGCGGAAAGCACGCGCTTGGCACTATTCGCTGAAAAGGATATTCGTTTTATCGCCGCCAAATCTTTGACGCAGACTGCACAAGCCGTGCAGGAAGGCGTGCGGGAACATATCAAAAAAGATTTTGTTCTGCGAAAACCGAACTTTCCGAACTCCATAAAGATTCGTCCTGCGACAAAGCAGGATTTGGAAGCGAAAGTTTTTACTATGGCTGGCTTTGCCACTCTGCAACAAACAGGTGGCAAGCAAGCCGCCAAAACTGGACGGCTCGCAGTGCCGCAGTATCGCCATTTGCGAGATGTCAAAAGCGGACGCAAGTCCAACCCTGCGGGGTCGTTCTTAATGAATTTGAAAGACGGCGGCGTGGCAATCGCCAGCCGTGCAAACAACGAGTTCAAAATACTCTTCTATCTAAAAAACATTGCCTATATGCCAAAGAGATTAAATATGCTTGAACTGGGCGAACAAATTGCCGTGCGAGATTTCCCGATGGTCTTCCACAAAAATCTAGGTTCTTTTGAAACTTGAAAGCACCGAGGGTAAAGGCGACCCCGATGCTTTTCTAGTTAGCGGGGCGTTGCAAGTGTCCCCACTGCCCACCCCGCAGAAATCTAACGAAAACTATGGGGACACATAGGGGGGTGTGTCCCCATGTGTCCCCACCCCACCGCCCCATGTGTCCCCACCCCCTAACAACGAAAGGAAAAACAATGTCTGATACAAACATAATTTTGCCTGCTGGCATTCCAACTTGGAAAGTTGAAGACCTGCGTCCGTATGACAATAATCCACGCACGCACTCGGACGACCAAATAAACCAGTTGGTCGCATCTATGATGGAGTTTGGTTTTACAAATCCAATCTTGGTGGACACGACCAGCAAGGAAATTATTGCAGGACACGGACGACTGATGGCGGCGAAGCGGCTTGGCATGACAGAAGTGCCAGTCGTTGCATTATCACACTTGAACGAGACCCAACGCCGCAAACTGATTATCGCCGACAACCAACTTGCCTTGAACGCTGGCTGGGATATGGACTTGCTTGCGACCGAACTTGCCGCTTTGCAGGAATCGGGCGAATCTTTGGAAGTGCTAGGATTTGACGAGCAGTTTATCAAAGACACTTTATCCCGCAGTCCCGACTTGGAAGATTTGGAAGATGGGGACGAGCGTGTTGTTCGCAGTGGCTTTCTTGTTGAAAAGTTTGGCGTGCCGCCGTTTTCCATTTTGGAAGTTCGCAAAGGATATTGGCAAAACCGCAAAAGAGCATGGCGAGCCATTATCGGCGAAGTCGGCGAATCTCGTGAAGGCGTGACTTTTGCCGATTCCAGTATTATGGAAGGTCTGTCCGATGTGTCTTTGCTTGACCCAGTGCTTTGCGAAATTATATTTTCGTGGTTCGGACTGGGCAAAGGAACAAAGTGCGTAAATCCATTTGCGGGCGATACCACCTTCGGTCATGTTGCCACATACAAAGGCGGCGAATTTGTTGGAATTGAAGTTCGGCAAGAACAAGTGGATTTGAACGAAGAAAAAATGGCGGCGGCAAACTTGCCTGCCAAATACATTTGTGATGATGGGCAGAATATATTGAAGCATGTCAAACCCGACACCCAAGACCTGCTGTTCTGTTGCCCGCCATATTATGATTTGGAAGTTTATTCGGACTTGCCCGAAGATGCGAGCAACGCTGAAACCTACGAAGACTTTATGGCGATCATGGAAAACGGATTCGGCGGTGCAATCAAGACGCTAAAAAAGAATCGTTTTGCGGCAATCGTTGTCGGAAACATTCGGGATAAAAAAACAGGACTTTATCGCAACTTTGTAAATGACATGATAACGCTTTTCCAAAGACACGGAATGGCATTTTACAACGACATCATATTGGTGGACGCTCTTGGCTCTGCACCAAAGCGTGCAACGCACAACATGACCCATCGTAAGGTCGTGAAGGTGCATCAAAATGTCTTGATATTTTACAAAGGCGACCCAAGCAAAATCAAAGAAATCTACACGGACGATGTGTTTGTGGATAACTTTGAAAATAATGACGAAGGCGAAGAAGAATGAAAGGACTTTCACAGCGAGCGTATGCCGACCATCGTGGCGTATCGCCAAAAGCGGTGCGGCGTGCAATAGCAACGGGACGGATAGTGCCATTATCAGATGGCACTATTGACCCCGCACAGGCAGATTTTGAATGGGACGAAAACACAGACGCAACACGCCGCCCAACAGGGACGAGCAAACTGACCGATGTTAGAACGGTCAAGGAACTGAAATATGCGAAGTTGTTGGATATTCGCCTGCAAAGGGAAACCGCAAAAGTCGTGCCGTTGAATGAAGTCAAAATCTTATTCCGCACGACCGCAGGGAATATCCAAAACGCTTTCGCAAATCTTGGCAACGCAGTATCGCCACGCCTTGTTGGGCAACAGGACATAAACAAAATCGCAAACATCATAAACGAAGAAGTCCACCAAATGATAAAAGAATTCACCGATGACGCTGAACAACAAATCCACGACAAATTCCAAGCATTCTTGGGCGGCGGACATAATACGGAATGATTGGCTTGCACCTTTCCGCCGTGATATGTCGCTGTTCGTGTCTGAATGGGCGGACAAATACAGGATATTATCTTTATCGGCAAGTAGTGAAGGTGGCAAATGGCGGACACGCCGCACCCCATACTTGAAAGAGATTATGGACTGCCTGTCGCAAAACAGCAGTCCCCGCCGTGTGGTGTTTATGAAAGGAGCGCAAATCGGTGGGACAGAAGCAGGACTGAATTGGCTCGGATTTATCATGCACCATAGTCCCGCACCGACTATGGTTGTGAACCCGACACAGGAAATGGCAAAGCGCAACTCCAAAATGCGTCTGACACCAATGATTGAATCAACGCCTGTTTTGCGTGGCGTTGTATCCGCTCCAAAATCAAGGGACACTGGCAATACGATACTGCAAAAAGATTTTCGTGGCGGCACTATTATTATGACTGGTGCGAACTCGCCAACGAATTTGCGATCCGTCCCGATACAAAATCTGTTCTTGGACGAAGTGGACGGCTTTCCAAGCGAAGCGGGAATTGAAGGCGACCCTGTGGACTTGGCTATGCAACGCACTGCCACTTTCCCGAACAAGAAAGTTTTTATGATTTCCACGCCTACAATCAAGGATGCTTCTCGCATAGAGCAAGCATTCCTTGAAGGCGACCAACGACACTTTCATGTCCCTTGTCCACGATGCGGGCATTATCAGATTTTACGCTGGCGGAATGTTGTTTTTGATTCCAAAAACTTGACCGAAGCATTTTATAAATGCGAAGCGTGCGAAAAACTTTGGCAGAACTATGAAAAAGAACACATATTGCCAAAGGGACACTGGATTGCGGACAAACCATACAACACCGAAATCGCCAGTTTTCATTTGTCGTCTTTGTATGCCCCGCACGGCTGGCTGTCTTGGACGGACATAGCAAGAGAGTTCTTGCTCGCCAAAGACGACCCAAGCCGTCTGCAAGTTTGGACGAACACAAAACTTGCCGAGTGCTGGGAAGACCAAGCGGGCGAGCAAATAGACCCAACAAACCTTATGGTGCGGCGGGAACACTTCGGCGATGGCTTACCCGAAGGCGTGGCGGTTTTGACTGCTGGCGTGGATGTGCAGGACAATCGTCTTGAAATTGAAATAGTCGGCTGGGGGCGTGGCGAAGAATCGTGGAGCATAGACTATATCGTCTTGTTCGGCGACCCAAGCACGCCCGAACTATGGTCGCAACTGGATGCGGTGCTGGCACGGCGTTATGCCCATAGCAAAGAGATTCCCGACATGGGTATTCTTGGCTGTTGTGTGGACAGCGGCGGACATTATACCGACCATGTTGTGAACTATTGTTATGCAAGAGCGCACCTGCGTGTTTTCGCCATAAAAGGCGATGGCGGATATGGAAAACCCATATTCCCAACGACCGCCAGCAAATCGTGGCGGACGAAAAAACCTGTTTATGTGATCGGAGTAAATGACGCAAAAGATACTCTTATGCGGCGTTTGCACTTGACCGAAACAAAGGGTGTCGGCGTTTGGCATTTTCCGATGGATAGAGAGCGTGAATGGTTTGAACAACTGACAAATGAAATTGTCCGCAAACGATTCCAACAAGGACGGCTTGTTCGTGAATGGCGACCACGCAAAGAAGGCGTGCGAACCGAAGCATTGGACTGCCGTGTCTATGCCTATGCCGCCTTGCGTGGTCTTATTCGCAACTATCGGTTCAATCTTGAATTTACGGCGGAGCAAATTGCAATGGCAGGAACTCGTGCAACACCGAAACCTGTCGCAGTTGAAACTCCGCCACCAGTTATTTCCACTCCGCCCAAAACACGGCGGGTGCGAAGCAAAGGAATTGCATTATGAAAATCAAGACATACGAAGAGCAACTGGTAGAAGTCCAAAAGGCAATATCCGACATTCTGACAAACGCACAGGAAGCGTCTTATAACGGACAGCGAGTGCGTAAAGCAGACTTGGGATTGTTGCAACAGCGAGAGCAATGGCTGACGCAACAGATAGCCAACAAGCGGCGTGGCGGCATTCGTGTCCGCACCGCCGTCCCTGTTTAGTATCGTTTTGCTGGCGTCAGCAAAACGATATAGATGGGGGATAAAAATAGTGGATTTTTTGGATTTTATTCTGTATGATTGGACAGAATACAAAAGGGAAAGCAAATGTCTAAAATGAATGTTCTTGGCACGGAAATCAGCGTTGTTATAGATAACGATACCGACTTTATATCCATGACTGACATGGTGCGTGGTGTAGAAAACGGCGATTCTCTTATTGAAAAATGGTTGCGCAATAAAAACACTATTGAACTTTTGGGCATTTGGGAAGAGATGTATAATCCCAATTTTAATTCCCCCGAATTCGGGGTAATTAGAAATGAGTCTGGGACAAACCGCTTTTTGCTTTCTGTAAAGCAATGGATTGCCAAAACCAATGCTATTGGCATCCAAGCCCGTGCGGGTCGCTATGGCGGCACTTATGCACACAAGGATTTGGCATTTGAGTTTGCATCGTGGATTTCGCCCAAATTCAAGTTATATCTTATCAAAGAATTCCAACGCCTAAAAGACCAAGAGTATAAACAACTTGGCTGGGATATTCGCCGCAACCTCACGAAACTAAATTATCGCATACATACCGATGCAATAAAATTGAACATAATTCCAAAGGCAATTTCCAAGGAACAAGCCAGTTTCAAATATGCCGAAGAAGCCGATATTTTGAATGTTGCATTGTTTGGTATGACCGCCGCTGATTGGCGAAAAGCAAATCCAAAATTGGACGGCAATATCCGTGATTATGCGGATATAGCACAACTGGTATGCCTTGCGAACATAGAATCATTGAACGCCCATCTTATCCATGAAGGGCTGAGCCAAGAGAAGCGAATTGTTGCATTGAATAAAATGGCAATATCACAAATGAAAATACTAACAGATGAGTATGGCGTTAAGAAGTTAGAAGCCAAGCCCATTAAAAAATAAAATCTGAACCATTAAAGCAAACACACCGCCCTTTGGGGCGGTTTTTTGTCGTGGAAAAATAGAATGAAAATTCCAAAACAAACATTTATGGATAAGGCGATTTCATGGGTGTCGCCTGCCACTGGATTAAAACGCTGGCAGGCACGCACCCACCTTGCAATGCTCGGTGGCTATACTGGCGCAAGGCGGGACAGAAGCCAAACAAAGAACTGGAATACAGCGGGCGGCTCTGCCGATGCAGTATCTTTGGACGATTTGCCAACCCTGCGTGATCGCAGTCGGGACTTGCTTCGCAACGCCCCGCTTGCAACAGGTGCGGTGAATACGGTCATCACAAATGTTATAGGCACTGGCTTGCGACCACAATCGCATATAGACCGCAAAGTATTGCGTCCGTATTTGAAAACGGACGAAGCGATGGAAGCATGGGAATCCGAAGCCGAGCGCATATTTACCCTATGGGCAAATAATCGGGACTGCGATATAACTCGCTGTCAAAATTTCACAGACTTGCAGGCGTTGATTTTACGATCAACACTGGAATCGGGCGACATATTCGTCCTGCGTAAATATAAAGAACATGAGGGCAATCCGTTTGGAACAGCACTGCAAGTTGTGGAAGCCGATAGAGTGGCAAATCCCGATAACACCAACGACAAAATTGTTGCGGGTGTTGAATTGGACGATGATGGCGCACCAACGGCTTATCACATTCTGAACAAACACCCCGATGATGCTGGCGGGAAACTTACCAGCACAAAAGTCCCTGCGTTTGATGCGGACGGACGGCGGCAAGTATTGCATATATTCCAACGGAATCGCCCTGGGCTTACTCGTGGCGTGCCATATCTTGCACCTGTTATTGAATCATTGAAGCAGTTGGACAAATACACCGAAGCCGAAATCATGGCGGCGGTTATTTCGTCCATGTTCACAATCTTTGTAAAAAGCGAAAGCGAAGAAGGATTGAACCCGCTGGCAACCGAAGGACAAAAGCCAACGAGATCCAGTGATTATAACATTTCGCCTGGGGCGATATTGGACTTGCAACCAAATGAAGACATACAGATTGCAAACCCAAACCGCCCGAACCAAGCGTTTGACGGATTTGTGCAATCTATCTTGCGACAGATTGGTGTTGCGCTGGAAATACCATTTGAAATCCTGATAAAACATTTCACGGCGAGTTATTCCGCCGCCCAAGCCGCACTGGTGGAAGCGTGGAAAACATTTTTGACCCGCCGCAAATGGGTGGCAACGCAGTTCTGCCAGCCAGTTTATGAAATGGTTATCACGGAAGCGATTGCCAAAGGTTATTTGGATGCCCCAGGATTTTTTAGCGACCCATTCGTCCGTGCCGCATATTTGGGTGCGGAATGGATAGGACCACCAAGGGGGCAAATAGACCAGTTGAAGGAAATCCGTGCCGCCGATTATCGGGTAAAACTGGGCGTGTCCACGCTGGAAGAAGAAACCGCCGCTATAACTGGCGGAAACTGGGAAACCAAACACACACAGCGAGCAAGGGAACACAAAATGCGAATGGATGCGGGCTTGACTGAATCTATGCCTAAACCATACGGAAAAAAGGAAAAGGAAGGCAACGATGATAAATGATTTACGAACACTATCGGAACACTGGGCAATACAGCCCGAAGTTCTGAAAAGCATTATGGCAAATTTGAAAGACCCCAAAGCGGGTCTTTCTTTATTCGCCGAAAGACCCCTAAAAAACACCCGCACAGCGGTCATTAGGGACGGAGTGGCAGTAATACCCATAAACGGCGTTATAACGCCACAATTGGACTTATTTACGCTTATCTTCGGCGGCACGGCACTGGACTGCCTTGCAAGGGATTTGCAAGCCGCCGTGGACGACCCCGAAGTAAGGGCAATTTTACTGGATATAGATTCCCCAGGCGGGGTCGCAGTCGGTCCTAGTGAAATGGCGGACATTATCCGCCGTGCCAGTGCCGCAAAGCCAATTTGGTCGTATGTCGGGCGAAATTGTTGCAGTGCCGCATATTGGCTTGCCAGTGCGTCCGAAAGGATATTGACGCACAAATCGGCTTTGCTGGGAAGCATTGGCGTTGTTTCAACTCGCTATGTGCAGGAACAGCCCGATGCAGACGGATACAAACACATTGAAGTCGTGTCCAGCAACGCAAAAAACAAACGCCCCGATCCACGCACCGCCGAAGGAATGGACAGCATTCGGGCAGAACTTGACGACTTGGAAGACGAGTTTATCCAAAGCGTTGCAAACTACCGAAATTTGCCAGTTGAAACCATCAAGGAAGATTTTGGCAAAGGCGGCGTGCTGAAAGGAAGTAAGGCAGTTGTCGCAGGTATGGCAGACGCTCTATCAACCTATGAAAGTGCGCTCGCCGAACTTTCCACTTTAACCAACAAAATGAAAGGAGAACCAGAAATGGAAAAGGAAAGCAAACAGGCAATAACGCCTGAACAAATAGCGACCTATCGTGAAGAAGGCGCAAAGGCAGAGCGGGAACGCTTGCTTGCGCTGGATGAAGTTGCGGTCGCAGGACACGAAAACCTACTGGCGGCGGCGAAAGCCGACCCGACAATGACGGCTGAAAAGTTGGCATTGGAAATCGTGAAAGCGGAAAAAGCAAAAGGCAACGGACACATCGCTTCGTTGAAATCTGCCGAAGCCGTTATGCCAAAGGTTGACGCAAGCAAACCAAGAAGCACCGCCGTCCCAGTCGGAGCAACGCCGCAAGAGCGAGCGAAGCACGAATGGAACACCAAAGCGGAAATCCGTGAAGAGTTCGCAGGCGACAAAGCCGCATTTATTGCGTTCTATGTCGCACAAGAAAACGGACAAGTAAAAATCCAAAACAAAGGCAAATAAAATGACAGCACTGAATACTGACACGAACAGAGTTTTTGAAACTCCAAACGATAGCAACGCTATCCCAGTTGCCGCCGCAGCCAAGATTTATCAAGGTGCGCTGATCGGAAAAACTGAAAACGGATATGGACGACCATTGCAAGCGGGCGATGTCCCGATGGGCTTTGCCAAAGACCATATTGACAACACCAACGGCGTTGACGGCGAAAAAACATCTGAATTGAAAGCCAAAGGCAAAGCGTCCCTGTTTATCAGCGGAATCACGATTGCCGACATCGGTCGCAAAGTTTATGCGTCTGACGACAACACTTTCACTTTGACCGAAGGCAACAACTCGTTGTTTGGAAAACTGGTTCGCTTTGAAAAAGCCGACTATGGAATTGTCGCATTTGACTTTCTGAACTCCGAAGAACAAGAACCAACCGCCGCACCTGCGGCTGACCCACAGGGGGACTAAACCATGTATCAACTTTCAAGCCGTGCCATAATCGGCACTTTTTATAAACGCCTGAACGAAAACGCAGGTATGGAATGGATAAACGCCATTTCCAACTACTTCACTTCCGATCAGGACACCGAAGACTATCGCTGGATTGGGCAATCCCCAGTTATGCGTGAATGGGTCGGCGGTCGCCATGCGAAGGGCTTTACAACCAATGGCATAACCATTGAAAACAAGCACTTTGAAGCGACACTGGATATTCCAGTCAAGCACCTGCGGCGTGATAAAACAGGACAGGTAAAAGTTCGCATTGGCGAACTGGCAACCCGCACCAATTCGCACTGGGCAATGCTGTTGTCCGAATTGGTGTCCAAAGGCGAAGAGCAACTTTGCTATGACGGCAAGCCGTTTTTCGCTGACGACCACAAAGAAGGCAAGTCTGGAAAACAATCCAACAAAGTCGTTTTTGATTTGGCGAAAGCCGCTATCAACGGCGAAGTTGGAAGTGTTGAAGCACCGACCGAAGCCGCCTTGCGTTCTGCAATTCTTGCGGGCATACAGCAAATCGTTGGATTCAAGGACGACCAAGGACAACCGCTAAACGAAAACGCATCTCGTTTTATGGTTATGGTGCCTGTGCATCTGTGGCTGACTGCGAAAGCGTGTTTGGCTGTGCCTTTGTCCGCTGGCGGTGCAACGAACCCTGTCAAGGTTCTTGCCGACTTGGATATTGCAGTTGCATCAAATCCAAGATTGTCGGGCAACAAAATCTATGTATTCAGAGCCGATGGCGATGTCAAAGCGTTTATCAGACAGGAAGAAGAAGCCGTCCAGATAAAAGCGAAAGCCGAAGGTTCGGAATACGAATTTGACAATGACGCACACCAATACGGCGTGGATACTTGGCGAAATGTCGGGTATGGCTATTGGCAACACGCTTGCTTGGTGTCGCTCACGAAAACAGGGTCTTAAAGTTATGTTTGACTTTGACAAGTTTGTGAATAAAGCGGCGATGGATATTTTTGGGCAGGAAGTAAAATACCGCCCAAAGAAAAATGTAGCCGCATTCACAATATGCGGGGATTTTCACGAATCTTACATGGACATAAACCTAGTCAATGCTGGTGCGGATATTTCCGCCGCAAAGATTGTTCTATTTGTAAGACTTAGCGACTTCCCCGCCCATTATCCCGAACCGCTGGCGGGCGACTATGTGTCCGTCAGCGATTTGGGTTATCAAATTGTAAATATAGAGCCGCATATTCCAGGCAGTAAAAAACTTGTATTGCACGAAGAGTAGAAAATGCCACACCCACGACACCATATCCGCGAAGCAGTTGCCGCCCGCCTGCGTGAAACTTTTGAAAATGTTTTTGCAAGCAGAGCCAAGCCACTCTTTGACCAAGACTTGCCTGCCGTGCTGGTCTATGCGTCCGATGAAAACATCAAAAAAGAGCGGTGGGACACAGATGGCTGGGGTGCGCTCACTCGTGAATTGAATCTGTTTGTGGAAGCCGTGGACACTGGCAAGGACGACCTTGATACTAAACTGGACGCTCTTGCAGAAAAGATTGAAACCGCACTTGACGGCTGGGAAATACCCGACCGCAAAAATGCTGTCCTGCGATTTAATGGAACAGATTTGGATATGTCTGTGGACGGCAATAAAACCTATGGTGCAATCCGCTTGTCGTTCTCGCTAACCTATATGACGGAAACTAAAAATGACGATTGAACACGGACGAGATATTGCCGAACTTTTCCGCCGAGTAAATAACTTGCTCCGTATAGGGAAAGTGGTGGAAGTGGATTATGCCAAAGCAAAAGCGAAAGTAAAAATCGGCGAAATAACAACAGATTTCATGCCTTGGCTTGTCCCAAGCACTGCGGCATGGATACCATTGAAAAATGGGGAGCAAGTCGTCATTCTCTCTCCTAATGGCGACTTGCAAATGGGAATTATACTGCCCGCTCTTTATCAGAATGCCAAACCAGCCCCCAGTTCGGATGCGGCAAAGATTGCCATTGTTGCCGACATAGAACAGACTGGCGGCACGGAAATAAGCGGCACATTGGACACCAAGGGAAAGATAACGACCAAAAGCGATATAAATGCCAGTGGTGGCATAAAAGCGGCGGGCGAAGTGGAAGGCAAAGGCGTGCAACTTTCAACGCATACCCATAACTTTATGTATATTGGTATGGGGCAAGGTGCGACCCCGCAGAACGCAACAACGCAAAAACCATCTTGATTTAATGGCAAAATTCGTGGATAATCCCCGCAAGAATGTCGCACAAAATGAAAGTATCATATCAGTTGGACACAGCGGACGAAAATGCAAAAACCGCCGTGGAAAACTTACTCAAATCCCTTATGGACTGGGTGCGAATTGACGACAACGAATGGCTGGTCTTGGCAAATCGCCATACCACCAAAACCCTGCAAGCCGAGTTAGATAAACTGATTCAATCCAAATATAGCGTTGTATCTGTCGTGGACAAAAAGAAAACCAAAATCACAAACAACGGATATATTGACGCAAAAAACGGCGAAGCCAGCGAAATGCTATTTAGCAGTAAATACTAAACAGGAAATCCCAACATGAACGGAATGGATAAAGCCAGCGGTCGCCCGCTGGGTGGTCTTGCGCATTTGCGGCAGAGCATTATGGACATACTCACCACGCCCATTGGGTCAAGGGTTATGCGGCGGGATTATGGCAGTCGCATATTCCAACGAATAGACGCACCGATCACTGGCGAACTGGTCGCCGAGATTTATGCCGATGTTGTGGAAGCATTATTCAATTATGAACCACGCTTTGAAGTATCCGCCGTGTCTGTGGTGTCCATAGAAAACGGCAGAATTATATTGGATTTGGAAGGAAGGTATATTCCAACAGGCGAATCCGTAAAACTTGAAAATCTAAACATTTCGTAAGGGGAACGCCATGTCCGATGCCGTGAATTTTGATAATGTCCAAAATTTTTTGACACCCGACCACATTGACCTTTCGTCCTTGCCGCCACCAAAGGTTATAGAAGAATTGTCCTTCGGCGATATTTTTGACGCATTGTTGATTGACTTCAAAAAACGCCAGCCCGCATACGATGCTTTGTTGGAAAGCGACCCAGTAATAATCGCTTTGGAATGTGCGGCATATCGTGAAACCTTGCTCCGCAACAGAATAAACGAAGCGGCAAAAGCCAATATGCTTGCCTATGCGACCGAAGGCGATCTTGATAATCTTGCGGCGTTCTATGGGGTGGAAAGACTGGAAGACGAAAGCGATGCACGCCTGCGATACAGAGCGCAGCTGGCTTTGGAAAGTCTGACAACGGCGGGGAGCGAAAAAGCGTATTTATTCCATGTGCTATCCGCAAGCCCGCTTATAAAATCCGCCAGCGTATATTCGCCCGAGCCAGGGCAAGTTTTGATTTCAATTCTGTCCACCGAAGACGAAGGGATAGCGGACGAAGATTTAATCAAAGCAGTTGCGAAATATGTAAGCAGTGAAGAAAAACGCCCGCTGACAGACAGGGTTGTGGTGCAGAGTGCCGAGATAAAAGAATACAAAATATCTGCAAAAGTGTATTTGTATTTTAGTCCGAGCATGGCAATAACCGAACAGGAATGCCGTGAAGCGTTGGACGCATATATCGCAAAAAAGAATACGATTGGGAATATCGTGGCTCGGTCGGGAATCTTCAACGCTCTGCATACCGAAGGCGTGCGGAAAGTTGAACTATTAAAACCGACCACAGATATAGAAACAACCAAAGAGCAAGCCCCAAAATGTTCTGAAATCAATTTAGAGTTTGTGATTGCCAATGACACCGATTAAAACAATCTTGCCGCCGAATGCGACACCCTTGCAAAAAGATTTGGAACAAGCCGCCGCCGTGCGGCTTTTCTTATTGCAGGATAATCCTTTGCAATGGATGAACAATCCCGACAAATGTCCAAAGGAAGTTTTGCCTTGGCTGGCGTGGGCTATGTCCGTGGATGTTTGGGATAACGATTGGTCGGTGGCGACAAAGCGTGCAGTTATTCGGCAATCAGTGCAAGTGCATCGGCAAAAGGGAACTATCGGAGCATTGCGGCGGGCGTTGTCCGCCATTATGTTTGCCGACATCACAATCAAAGAATGGTTTGAATATGGCGGCGACCCATTCACTTTTCGTGTCTATGCGAGTTTGTTTGAAGACGGACACTCGTTGGACGAAATGAATCTTGTCTTTGCCACGATAATGCAAACGAAAAATCTGCGGTCGCATTTGGAAAGTTTTATGCCGCAAATTGAAACATATAACGATTTGCCAAAAGCCGCCTGTGCCATTGGCTCTCTTGAATTTATAACGATATACCCACGAGAAGAAGATGTCTGAATTTTACTCCATTTTGACAACCAAGGGACTGGAAAAACTGGCGGCACTTGTGGTCGGCGAAGAATTGACCCTTACGCACATGGCATTCGGCAATAGCACGAACCTGCCTTATGAAGGACAAACAGAACTGGGAAGCGAAAAACATAGGTGCGAACTGACGAAGGTCTTGCGGGACAACAATAATCCAAACACGATAACCATTGAAACAATTATCAAAGGCGAAGTCGGCGGATTTTGGATTCGTGAAATCGGTGTATTTGATTCTGATGGCGACTTGTTTGCCGTGGGCAAATACCCTGCGACATATAAACCCGACACGACCGAAGGTTCGGTAAAAGAACTGGGTGTGCGAATGTTGCTCCGTGTATCAAATACGGACGGCACGATAATCACATACAGCAACGGCATTATTGAAGGTGCGAACACGAACCTTGATAACTTGACCTTTGCGGGGCAGAAAAAGTTTGACGATAAAGCGGACTTGGAATCGCCTGTATTCACAGGGACACCAAAAGTCCCCACGGCGGAAGTCGGAACAGATACCGAACAAATTGCAAACACTGCTTTCGTGCAAGAAGCGATTGCAAAGTTGATTGGTGCTTCGCCCGAACTATTGGACACCTTGGAAGAACTGGCGGCGGCGTTGGGCAATGACCCGAACTTCGCAACAACGATATTGGATTTGATAGCAGAAAAAGCGGACGAAGAGTTATTGGAAGCAATTTGGACAGCCATAAATGGACTGACCGATTCCAAGGCGGACAAATCTGCTCTGACGGCGATCACAAATGCGTTGGCAGACAAAGCAAACAAAAACAACGACACGATTGTTGTGGCAAGTGCAAATCCCACGACTGGTTTTAGTGTTCGGAATATCCGAGCGCAAACCGCAGACCCAGGGGCTGGCAGTGCTTTGACAACAGGGAACATTTTACTCGTTTATGAAGATTAGGAATGAGCAATGACAAGGAATACTCTTATCGGAATAAACGGCGTTGCCAAAAAGTGCGGCAGGATTTATGTCGGCGTTGGTGGAATCGCAAAGAAAGTCCAAAAGGGATATATCGGAGTAAATGGTTTGGCAAAACTATTTTATAGCGGCGACCCGATTTTGATTTTTGAAGAAGCAAATGCTGGCACTTACAACATAACCCTTGCGGCTGGCAGATATGAAATCACGCTTATTGGTGGTGGCGGCGGCGGTGTAGTTATGCGAAGTGCGACAACTGCCCAACGAAACTATGCACAAGGCGGCGTGGGCGGGACATTGCAGTTTATTGCAAACCTTGCCAACCAATCAAACATCAGTATTTCGGTCGGTGCGGGCGGCAATACCACTTCGGGAATTTTCAGTGCGGCGGCGGCAGCGACAGCAGGAACGAATGGCGGTGCAACGACAATCACTGGCTGGTTGAATCTATCCGCAAGTGCGGGTGGTGGAACGACTGGCAGAATAACACCCACATCAAGTAGTGCGTGCGACAGAACGCCTGGTGTGATCGGAATAAACTCGGTCGGTGGAACTGCGGCTCGTGAAGTTTTAATGAACAACCCTGTCGCAATCGTGTCTTTCCAAGGCACAGCGGCAAGCACAAGCGCACTTCGCCAGCCAACAGGTCGCAACAACGACAACTGGGCAGAGAATGTTGTCCGTGGAAAATCGGGCGATGGCGGCTGGAATGGCAATAACTTTATTCACATGATTGGTGCGGCAGGATTCGTGCGCATCCGAATGCTTTAAGAAAAAGGAAAAGCAATGTTTAGAAGATTTATGACATGGAATCGGGACAACCATGCAAACTTTGCGGCGGAAGTAGAAAAGCAACTTGCGACCAAAGTTGATGCGGATTTTGTTGCAAAAGCGATTGCAGGTATTCCAACTGGCGGTGGCGATAAAGAGCCATGCGACACTTCGGACAAAGTGTCAAGAAGTGGCGACACTATGACTGGGGATTTAACCATTGGCAATAGTAGCACTTCCACGCATTTGCGTTTTGTTCGCATGGTAGGGGCAACACCAATCGGCGGACATATAACTGATAACGGACAAGGATTGACATTTGGTTCGTCCACAGGCGGTCTGCGGTCAAATCTGTATGCCATGAGCAACGGCTCTACGCTTGGATTTTATCCATTATCAAATAACCACTTCCCACTGGGGAATACGAACAACCGATGGTCGCAGGTATTTGCTACAAGATTAAATAATGGTGCGGAAATTATTATTCCGAACAAAGCGGGAACGCTTGCCTTGTTGTCGGATATTCCAACAGGCAATTTTGATACATCGGACAAAGTGTCAAAAACTGGCGACACCATGACGGGCGAATTGCAAATCGGACTTCCGACAGGTTCGGGCGCAACAACTTTTCCGATTACACTGCGGGGAAAGTTTAGCGATACAAGTGTGGACTATGCCTGGGGTTTGGGACTTTCCACGCTAAGTCCTATTTTTTATATCAGAAATGGAACACAACTTGTTGTGGGTATAAGTCCGACACTGGGCATATTTCCAGCCAATACTAATAACACTCTCACTCTGGGCTACAACGGAAGACCTTGGGCAAACGCATTTGTCAGAAGATTAAATAATGGCGCAGATATTGAAATCCCGACCAAAGCAGGAACGCTGGCATTGCTGTCGGATATTCCTGCCGCAGGTGCAGACGGCGGCGGAATGCAACTTGTAAGCTCTGCGTCTGGACTGGAAGGCGAAAATTACGATCGTGGAAGTTATGAAGAATACTCCAATGGAAAGATAGACCAGCGATGCAGAATCAACTTTGGGAGCGTTTCGTCTTCCCAAAAGACAATCAAAATCACTTTGCCAAAAGAGATGCCGAATGACGAATATATTGCGGTCGCACAATTAAAGACCAGCACTTTATCGTCCCACACCGCTGGCGTTTATATCTTGGAACAAACTCCCACAACAATCACTCTGAATGTGAACCCACTGAAAAACAACAACACGGTCGTGGGGATATTTGTGAACTTGATAATCCAAGGCGAAGTAAAACCAACCAACAATTAAAACTAACCAAAAGGAAAAAACTATGTCAACACACTTTTTACACGGCGTTGAAGTTATTGAACTGGACGGCGGCAGTCGCCCGATACAAACGGTCGCTTCAAGCGTTATCGGATTGGTCGGCACAGCCCCAAAGGGTCCTGTAAATAAACCAACGCTGATATTGGGAAGTCTAACCGAAGCCGTCCAAATCTTCGGCGAAGACAAAAACGATGGGTTCACAATCCCCGCCGCACTGAAAGGCATATTTGACCAAGCAGGTGCGGTCGTGGTTGTCGTGAATGTCGCCGACCCTGAAAACGAAAACCACTTGGACGATGACGGCGAACTTGACCCAAAGAAAATCGCACTATCCGATGTTATGGGTGGCGTGAATACGGACGGCACATATAGGGGAGCGAAATGCTTGCTGGCGGCACAGACCGAGTGCAAAGTCCAACCCCGCCTGTTGGTTGCCCCAGGATTTACACATCAGCAGGTTCAAGGCAATGCGAATCCTGTGGTGGGCGAACTTTTGTCCATAGCAGAACGCTTGCGTGCGATTGTTATTGCTGATTGTCCGAATGATACAAAGGAAGATGCGGTGGATTATGCCGAAGACTTTGGCTCGCCTAGAATCTATTGTGCATATCCGTGGGCAAGAGTGTTTAAGGGCAACGATATTGTGGACGAACCATTTTCCGCAAGAATCGCTGGCGTTATTGCCAAGTCTGATAACGAGCGTGGCTTTTGGTGGTCGCCGTCCAATAGCACCATAAACGGCATAGTCGGTCTTTCTAAACCTGTGGACTTTACACTGGGCGATCCGTTGTGCGTTGCCAACTTTTTGAACGAAAACAAAGTGGCAACGATTATCCAACAGGACGGATTTCGTCTGTGGGGCAACCGCACGACTTCGGCAGATGCAAAATGGACTTTTATCTCGGTTCGCAGAACAGCGGACATGATAAACGATTCTTTGCTCCGAGCGCACTTGTGGGCAGTGGACAGGAATATCACAAAAACATACAACGAAGATGTTTGCGAAGGGGTCAATAACTATCTGCGATATTTGAAAAATATCGGGGCGGTTATCGGCGGCGGGTGCTGGGCTGACAAAGCAATAAACACGCCCGACCAAATAATGCAAGGGAAAGTCGTTTTTGACTTTGACTTCACTCCGCCATATCCAGCCGAACACATCATTTTCCGTTCACGGATTGTGAATGACTATCTACAAGAAATCTTTGAATAAAAGGGGAAACCAATGACGAAAATACTGAAAAACTTTAATTTGTTTGTTGATGGTCGTGGCTATGCGGGGCGTGTGGAAGAAGTATCGCCACCGAAACTCACCATAAAAACGGAAGAACTGCGGGCGGGCGGAATGGATGCACCCGCCGCCATTGATATGGGCATGGAAAAACTGGAAGCCAGTTTTAATCTTGTGGAGTTTGACCCCGCCGTTATAAGGCAGTTCGGTTTGGTGTCGGGCAACGGCGTGGCAATCACTTTGCGTGGTGCGCTGGTGGACGACAGCACGACAACGCCGATGGTTATCCAACTGCGTGGAATGTTCACGGAAGTGGATATGGGCAAGTTCAAAGCGGGCGACAAACCGACTATGCAATGCCAAGTCGCTTGTCGTTATTACAAACTTGAAATTGACGGCAGAACCGATATTGAAATTGACATTGATAACGGCGTGCGTTTTAGCGGCGGCGTTGACCAAATGGCAGGCATTCGTTCTGCGCTGGGCATATAGGTGGCGAAATGAGCAACACAATAAAATTGAAACACCCCATCACGATTGATGGGGTTTCTTATTCGGAACTTTCTATGCGGCGGTCAAAAGTCAAAGACAGACTGGCAGTCGCAAACATGAAGGACAAGACGGACGAAGAAAAAGAGATAATGCTTTTTGCGAATCTTTGCGAAGTATCGCCCGATGTGATCCGTGAACTGGACGAAGCCGATTATCCCGCAGTGCAAAAGGTCTATATGTCTTTTTTCGGCTCTGCGGCGACATAAAGCGTGAAATTGTCGTCCTTTCAAAGATAACTGGCTGGTCGCTTGAAACAATCCTTTCTATGACAGAACAGGATTTTTTTGATTGGCATACAACGGCGGTCGCCGTTCAAAACGAAATGAATGGGGATTGATATGAGCGCACAGACCGCAGTATCAGTTATTATCGGTGCAGAACTGGGTGGCAGTTTTAAGGGAGCATTTGGGGACGCAAAGACCCAAGTCGCAACCCTTGGCTCTGCCATCAAAGGATTGGATTCCGCCAGTCAAAATGCGAAAGCATTTTCGCAACTAAAAAAAGACACTGCCGCCGCAAAAGCCGAATGGCAATCCGCCGAACAGCGTGTAAAAGCGTTGTCGGAAGAGATTGCAAAAACCGACAAGCCATCAAGAGAATTACAAAACAATCTGCGTGCCGCCACCAAAGAATCTGCCAATGCAAAGCGTGCCTATGAAAGCAACGCCACTGCACTGGGCGAAATGGGCAAAAGACTGAAAGACGCAGGCATAGATACAAAAAATCTGACCGCCGAACAAAACAGACTTGGCTCGGCTTTGGAAACACTAAAAAAACGCAAAGAAGATGTTGCGGCGGTGGAAGCCGCAAAATCACGGAATTTGCAGACACGAGCAAACTATCGCTCGCAAATAATGGATGTTGTCGCACTTGGCACAGCCATTTATGGATTGGTAAAGCCCGCTGTCGCATTTGAAAGTGCGATGGTAAAAGTAAAACGGCAAGTCCAGTTTGATAACGCATACCAAATCAAGGAAATGGAAAGTGCTATCAAAAAAATGTCCAAAACGATTCCAATGTCGTTGGAAGGTCTGGCGGCGATTGTTGCCGAAGGCGGCAATCTCGGCGTTGCTCGTGAACACCTTGCAGACTTTGCGGAAACCGCCGCAAAAATGTCTTTCGTTATGGGAACAAGTGCGACTGATACTGCGACCGTCCTGTCCAAGTTTTCAAACATAATGAAATTGCCCGCCGACAAACTGAACGATTTGGGCGATGTTGTCGCTCTATTGTCAAACAGGTTAGCGGCGAATGCAGACGAAATTATGAATGCAAATGTCCAAGCGGGGTCTATGGCTTACACCTTCGGACTTTCCGCAACAGAACTTTCGGCTTTGACTGGAACATTTATATCATTTGGAAACAAGCCTGAAACAGCGGGCAGAACGATAAACACGCTTATCAACCGCCTGCAACTTTTGCCAACTGCATCGGACAAGACCAAGGCAACTTTGAAAAGTCTTGGATTTGAAATGCAGGAATATGAAAACCTGCTGGCAAGCGGGCGTGGGCAAGAAGCAATGCTAAAAGTTTTTGAAGCATTGAAAAAAGTAGAAGGAACAAGGCGTGCCGAGATAATGAAAGAATTGTTCGGCGAGAATATCCAAAGGCAAGCGACCAGTATGGTTGATCGCTTGGACGATTATCGTGCGAATCTTGCGTTGGCAACCGACCAAACACAAGTTGCGGGATATATGCAAAAGGATTTTTCCGAGCGTGCCGCAACAACCGAAAACAACTTGCAACTGCTAAAAAACCAAATTGCTTTGGTTGCAACAAATATCGGGTCGGCACTTTTGCCCGCCATAAACGCCGTTGTGGGAGTTGTTGGCAAAGCCGCAGGAACGCTTGCGGACTGGGCGGATAAATTTCCAGTGCTGACAAAGGTTATAGGTGTCGCCGTTGCTGGTCTTATGGGATTGAAAATAACAACCTTTGCGGTTGGTTATGCTTTCACTTTCGTAAAAGGCATCGGAATATCCCTTGCCCTTGCATACACGAAAGTGCGTGCGGCGGTGTCGTTGTTGAAATTATCAAAGATGGGCTTGCTCCCAGTTATCAAGGCGGTCGCTGTTGCGATGCTTGCCAGCCCGATAACTTGGATTATTGCGGGCATTGCCGCCATCGCTGGCGGTGCGTATTTGATAATCAAATACTGGACACCGATCAGCGAATTTTTCACAAATCTTTTTGCACCAGTCGTGCAGGCGTTCAAAGGCGTTTGGGATTGGATAACAAGATTATGGGAAAAAGCACAAAACATTTTCAAAGGCATCAAAGAATGGGTCAGTGATTCTGTAATAGGAAGAGCGTGGCGATGGGCGTTTGGCGGGGACGATAAAAAGTCAAATAAAAACCCGCCACCAAAGATGGGCGATAGCGTGGCAGATATTCTTATGCCGACAAACCAGTCGGCAGTGGAATTGCCACGCTCGTCCGTATCCACGAACAGCCATCAGACCAGCGTGTCGGTGTCCGCACCGATAACAATAAATGCCAGCCCTGGAATGAATGCCGAAGAAGTAGCAAAGCAAGTATCCAAAGAACTGGAAACAAGGGAACAGACAGCACAACGCCGAGCAAGGGGAGTAAATTATGATTAGAAGTATCGGCGATTTGACCAAAGCGGTCGGCGGCAAGTTCAATCTGAACGCTATGCTGGGCGTGAATATGATGATGCTTTTAGGGGCATATCGTTTTTCCATCAGCAATGCCGCATACCAAACGCTCGCCCGATCCACAGAATATAACTGGGAAGAGCAAAAACGGCTTTTGGGCGAGCCAGCCATGCAGTTTATGGGTGCTGGGGCGGAAACCATAGTCCTTGAAGGCGTGGTCTATCCGCAGTTCAAGGGCGGCTTGCGACAAGTCGCCCTTATGCGGGCGCAAGCGGGCTTTGGAATCCCCCTTATGCTTATATCGGGCAATGGGATGGCGTTTGGTCGTTGGTGCATAACCGACATCCGTGAAACGCAGACATATTTTATGAAAGACGGCACAGCCCGCAAAATTGCCTTTTCGCTGACCTTGAAAAAGTATGGCGAAGACAGGCGGGCGGGTGTGCTGGGCATAGTCCAACAACTGGTGGGGGCGTTATGATTTATCAAACGAAAGATGGCGATGTGCTAGACGCAATCTGCATGACGCACTATGGACGCACGGCGGGCGTTGTTGAACAGGTTTTGGTCTTGAATCGGCACTTGGTGAAATACGGAGCAGTCTTTCCCGCTGGCGTGCGAATAAACCTGCCACCCATTGAAGACCCAAAATCAAATCAGAAAATCAAGATGTGGCAATGACACCGAAATACAAAATCACAGCGGACAGCAAAGATATAACCGATTTGCTGAATGGGCGGCTTTTACTGCTAACCATAACGGACGAAATCGGGCTGGTGTCTGACACATTGACACTGGAACTGGACGACCGAGATGCGGCTTTGGAAATCCCGCCCCGTGGGGCAGAACTGGAAGTATTCTTGGGATATAGCGAACTTTATCCTATGGGGAAGTTCATTGTGGACGAAGCGGAAGTAAAAAGCCCGCCCGCCACAATGGTTATAACGGCAAGAGCCAGCAATTCGGCTTTTAGGGACATAGGAGCGTTCAAATCCCTGCGGTCTTATTCGTGGGAAGAATACACGCTGGTCGGCATAGTCCAGACCATAGCCCAGCGATATGGCTTGAAAGAGAGCGTGGCGAGCGCATACAGCGACATTCGGATAAAACATATAGACCAAGCCGATGAAAGCGATTGTGCGTTTATACAGCGTCTGGCGAGCGATTATGGGGCATCTGTGAAGGTGGCGGACGGCAAATTGCTATTCATAGAGCCATTATCAGGCAAATTTCCCGATGGAACACCAATTCCCGCCATTCCGATAAGGGAATCTGAAATAACCAGTTATCGGATGCGGCTGGCGGAGCGTGGCAAATACGAAAAGGTGGTTGCCAAGTATTACGATTTTGACGAAGCCGAAGAAAAACAGGTGGCGGCGGGGCAAGGAAGTCCCGCTTTTACTTTGCGAGATACATTTACCAATGTGTCGCAGGCACGCCATAGGGCGAATGCAAAACTGGCTGAAATCCACCACGGCACGAAAACGCTGATTATTGACCTTATTGGCAACCCGCTGATGGCGGCGGAAAGCGTTATTGAAATGCCGAACCTGCACCCCGAGATAGTGGGCAAATGGGTGGCGAAGACTGCCAAACATATCTTGAACGCCAGTGGCTACAAGACCAGTTTGGAAGCAACAAGAATGAAAGGATAGCAAATGGCAGATACACCAAACCAAAATGGGGTCAAAATGCACATTGGAAGCACAATTCTATACTGCCTTATGGCGGCACTGGTGGGCTTTGTAATCCGTGCAGAATCCCACAGCCAATCCGTTGAAGTGCGGATCGCACAACTGGAACGCCGCACCGACACCATAGAAACAGATTTGCGGGCAATTAAAACATCGCTCCACGAAATACGGAGCGATGTTCGCCTGCTAGTAAAGGGGGTAAATAGATTATGACAAATGTTCTCGCATATATCTTGAAAGTATTTGCGGACAAGTGCGGTGCGCCGTCTTCCAAGCGGTATGCCTGTGCCTTGTTTGCAATAACAGGTGTCGTTCTTGCGGCACTTGGCTATAACGCCGAAATCGTTGCGATATTCGTTATTGCGGCGGTCGGGGAAAACATAACCAGTATTTTTGAAAAAGGAAAATAAAATGACTACACAAAACACACCAAGGGGAATCCGCAACAATAACCCAGGCAATATCCGCCACACCAACATAGCGTGGCAAGGTCTTGCCAACCCGCCCAGCGATGGGGCGTTCTGTATTTTTACAGAACCAAAATGGGGAATCCGTGCGCTGGCAGTATTGCTTCGCAACTATAAAAAACTGCACGGAATTGACACCATCACTGGAATCATAAACCGCTTTGCCCCAAATGTTGAAAATGACACAACGGCATATATAGCCCATGTCTGCAAAGCAATGAACAAAGGGGCGGACGAGCCGTTGGATATTGAAAACGAAGTCGTGTTATTCCCGCTCATGCGGGTTATTATCCAACACGAAAATGGGCAAATGCCGTATTCGGACGAACAGATTTTGGAAGGTATAAGATGCTGAACAAAATAAAAACTATCTTGCTAGAATGCAAGTTTGCTATAATTGCCATCGCTGTTGCGGTGGCATATTTAATGGGACAAAGGAAAGGAAAATCCGATGAAAAAATACGCCAAAATAAGAAGGTTTTGGAGAACATTTCGCGGGCTGATTCTGCTCGCCGCAGTCTTGATGACCCTGCTGTTGCTGATAGGGTGCGGAAAAAATATACCCGCAAGTGATTATTGCCTGCTATATCGCCCAGTGTATTCACACCCATCAGATACCGAAGAAACCAAGCGGCAAATAGACGGCAACAATATCGTCTATGATACGCTTTGTGATAAATAATCTGATTCTCGCTGGACATTCTTTTCGCTTTACCTTATGTCTGACAAGCACAACCAAAGGAAAAGCAAATGTGGACACATCAAGAGATTATTAAACTGGAAGAAGGTTTATATTCTGGCAAAACCACCGATGGCGAAAAAGTCCAACTCTTTCGTGGAAAGAAGGGACAAGGTTATGAAATACAAATCTTGAACTCAAAGGGTTGGTGGGAATGCAAAGAATATGACGAAAACGGATTCTGCGATGGCGAGCGATTTGAAAAAGACCCAACCTAAAAAAAGCCCCGAGTAAAATCGGGGCGTTTTTTTGTGCCTATCTTCGCCGTGATTGCTGTCGTTGCTTGCGGGCTTCGGCAGGCATTGTGAACTCGCCTTGCCACATACCACGCTTTGCTTTTTGGGCTTCTTTCTGTGCATCCAAATTATCCTTGGATAAATAAACAACTGCATGACCCGCCAGCACCATCTCTCGTCCAAGATTTTGTCCCCTTGAATTTTTACAATCCCACAGGTGGCGACCCCACTTTTCAAATTTAATATGCGTGCAAACCACTTTGCTTTTCCCGACCAACTTTTTCAGATACTCGGTTGCCGCTTTGCCGCAGTTATACTCTTTGCCTTTGGCATCTTTGCACATCTGCCAACTTTCGGGTGCATCTATGCCAGCCATTCTCACACGGAAAATATCTTGAATGAAGAAAGTGTCGCCATCGGGCATCTTGGTTATTGTGCCTGTTATAACCTGTTGCCCAGTTCTATTGTTGCGATATATGTCCACATCTGTTCTTGAAAGGTCGGCGGATAAAATCAAATCGCTGACGGATTCAACTTCTTCGTCCGCTGGCTCTTCTTGAACTCTTGAACTGCCAAACAGCCCCGCCCAAAACGATGTCCGTTCTTGCGGCGGCGTGGCGGTCGGCGATTTTGCCAAAAACGCATATACTTCTGCAACCATTGGGTTGCCTTGCTGGATAATGATTAGGTCAATTTCACTATCGTCCCTTCTGCCAACAATCATTAGATCGCCTGGCTGTGCGGCAACCATAACATCATTTGCTCCATATCTTAATTGTCCTTTGCAACGCCCATTCCAAGATGGTGGGCATATATATCCCCATCTTGCTCTTCCTTTTTCCATGATTTTTTGTTGCCCAACATAAATATATTCTATTTGAAAGTCAGTTGATACTTCCCCAAATACACTTGTAAAAGAGTTTGTCCCCATAATCTGACGATTCCTGTTTTGTATAGAATCAGTGGCAGTCATTGTTTTTGTGGCGACAGAATGATAACTGGATAAACTTGATACTTCAAAGGCAAAGCAGTTAAACGATATACTAACCGCAACCATAGCGGAAAGAACAAAAATCTTTATTTTTTTGAACATCGTTGGATTTCCCCCTGTGAAATACAATATACTTTTAGTCCTATATTATCAAGTTATTCTTTGTATGAACATACGAGAATATAAACGCTTCCCATTTATAGTCGCCGCTTTTTTATCATAAGTTAAATCTTTATCAAGTCCAATGATTTTGAATATTTTCGGATTATATCTATCAACAAAAGTTATAGGAACGCCCATAACGCCCATATAGTCGGTCGGTATTTTATTTTTACGATCCACATTTATTGCATCATAATTATCGTATTTCGGATATGCGGATTCGTTGCCTTTATACATCTTTGAAAGTATCAGCGGCTTTTGCTTTTCGTGTGTAAGGTTCGTGAACCATGTTGCGGATATTTGTGCCTTTGCGATTCCATCTATAATCACATGATACTTGCCACTTTGCATCAGTTGATTTTGACAAGGCACATCAAACATCATAGACAATGCGCCGCCCAGCGGTCGTGTGCCATTCCATAGTTTGTTAGATTTTATCAGGGTGAATACTTGCTTGTATGAAATTGCGTTCATAGGACCAATAATCAAAAACTTTTTATCGTATTCTATCAATTGTGCAATATATTCACGAAACAAAGAAAAAGGCGGATTCGTGATTACGATATCCGCCTTGCGAAGCATCTCTATGGATCGGGGACTTCGGAAATCCAATCCGTCCAATCCGCCGCTATACAATATATCTTTGATAATGCCTTTTCGTTTAAGATCTTTGAAATATTTTACGAAATTGCTGTTCGCCGTGTCGCAGTTGCAGTATATGATTTTGCCATAAAAGTGCGGCAGATAACTTGTGCATTCTTGTTCTATATCGGAAAGTTGTGTGTAAAACTCGTCATTTTTAACTGCACACGCTTCAAGCAGGTGGGTGTTTTTATAAGCCAT